CATTAAGTGTCCATATGCCGGTAGTCGGGTTTGTGGCTTAGCTACGCAGTCTAAGAATCCACATGCGGAATGTCCCAAGTGTTACCTCAAGCTGGACAATTGTAGGTTGACCAAGAAAGGGACAATGGTGATTGGTATCCATCCTGATCTCCGTCACCTACCACTCCCACCCGACACGGGGAAATCAGAGCTCGCACCTGCAAAGGGTGAAGATCGCCTTACCTCTGATCTGGTTGCTATGGGATTACTTGTGAATGAGGGCTCGAGTGCCCCGATCATGAGTCCAACCCCAGATAAAGGCAAGTCCAAGTTGCCCAACCCCCCCACAAGCCGAGCTGCATCGGCACCCCTCAGGGCCCAGGGAGCGGCCCGTAATGCAGCGGCCCCCCTCGCGCAGGGAACTGGTTTCCAAGGTGGTGGATCACCCCCCGTCCGTGGTGGTCCCCCATTGGGGCCTCCCGGCGGGCCTCCAGGACCTGGCGGCCCACCAGGGGGACCTCCTCCGGGTCCGCCAGGACCGCCCCCACCCCCCGTGCCACCTCCTGCGCGACCTCCAGCACCTCCTCAGGGTCATGTGCCTGCAGCGGTTCCCGACCATAAACTAGATGGGCATAATATTAGTCGTAAAGATATGGCTAAAATAATGTCCAAGTTGGTCGGGCATCGTGTTGTTCATACCAATCCACGTCCCTACAATCTCGTGTTCAGCGAGCGCGTTCTGCCTTATGCGGGTGAGCGCCGTTTGGCTCAATTCAGAAACGTCCAGGAGCTTCAACAAGGACTTAGAGTTTGTGATTTTAGCCATCGGTACATTGCCCGTTGGGCCCGACGCCGTATTATTTGTATGTTTTTGATCGCGTTGTCAATGTTGTTCACTGCATACACGTATTCCTGTTCCGGCGTGGACACTACAGTAGATATACCAGAGTTGAGACATCCCTGGTACCAATTTGAATGTTGGAAATATACCTCTCCGTCCGCGTACAGACGCAGGATGGCAGAGTTACATCCCGACAATCCTCGGAATAGAAATGTACCATCGGCTCACACCGTGTTCATTGAGTTTCAAGCTGCTTGTGGACCTGGTTCTCCATTACCTCCACCCATTGATCAAGCAGCATTAATGAAGAGAATTTGGATATCCAATTATTATAAATTTGGCCAAAATTATTCCATTAGCATTGTTAGCTTGTCATTGATTATAATGATTGTTGCAGTGATTGTGGCGTATCGGTCATTGGGTCCAATTGAAACTCGAACGATTAGTTATATTCCGCATATTGTATCTGCTGTGCTTAGTAGTTATGATCGTGGCACGAATCCTGTTGCAGCTAGATCTACTCTTCGACAGAAGATTAGACAGTTAGCCTCTCTGCCCATTCCAGATTTTGACGCCATCAAGTTTATTGCTGGTTCTGAATTAGTAGTAGAACATTTGTTGGACACATCGAATTTTTTCTGGGAGGGGGCCGCCTCGCTTCGGCGGCCCCGGTAAATCCTTACACCACTGATAGAAAAGTGTATGCTGAAGGCGCCCGCGTCAGTGAAACACCCCTTCAGCAGCCACATTCCGACTATTTTGAAAAAATAGAAGAACGTGGCAAGGTACACTTACCTGGTGTTAGGAGGCAGCGTAGGAGGATGTATAGACGTCTCAATAAATTTTCAGTGCCTGGTTATTCACCCATTTGCTTAGACACGAATGATCCCAATACGATTGAATGTGCGTTTCGCCAACGCCTGTGTCGGGACCTACCTAAGCCTATAGGTGGAATACTTGAGGAATTCCGCGCATTTGTTCGACAGTATTTACTTTTATTTGTGCGGAAAGCCCGTAGAATTGAATTTATTGAGTGGCTGGAGGATGCTCCTTATACTACAGAAAGGAAGAATCAATTAATCGAGGCCTTCGATAAGTTGAATGGAGGCAGACCGACTAAGAAGCAGTGCTCTCACATTGATTCTTTCGCCAAATCTGAGTTCTATGACACCTGGAAGCACGCCCGTATCATCAATAGTAGACATGATGCTTTCAAGGTGTGGTCAGGACCCAGGTTCAAAGCCATTGAAGAAGTGGTTTATGAACTCTCTGAGTTTATAAAACACATTCCCGTACCAGAGAGACCCAGTTACGTGGCATCTCTCAAGGCCGCCGGTCGGCGTTACTATTCGACAGACTTTAAAGCCTATGAAAGTCATTTCACACCCGCGCTTATGGAAGTGTGTGAGTGTGAGCTGTATAGGCATTGTTTGTCGTGGGACAGTGACGTTGAATTTTTGTGTTCTGTCATAAAGGGCACAAACCGGATGCGCACTCGGACTGGAGTTCATGTTGAAACCCGGGGCAGGAGAATGTCGGGTGACATGTGCACTTCGCTGGGAAATGGCTTCACCAACCTCATGTTAGCCAAATTTATAGCCCATCGCAAAGGTGGGAATCTAGAGGGCTACGTTGAGGGTGATGATGGCATATTCTGTACCGATTTTGAACTCACAAAGCAAGACTACGAGGAGCTTGGGTTCACTATCGAAATTAAGGAGTTAGATGACCCCTGCAAGGCTTCATTCTGTGGAATGGTATTCGCGGATTCCGGCGAAATTATTCGCGACCCTAGGAAGTTCTTGATGGGGTTTGGCTGGACTCAGTCGTTCATCAATGCTGGACCGAAGATAATGGACGAGTTATTGCGTGCCAAGGCCCTCTCTTGTGTCTATGAAACACCCCAGTGTCCGATAATTGGGGCATTTGCCAGAGAGGCTCTCAAGGCCACGTCGCATGTACATCCTAGATTTGTGATGGACGGTTACAAGACCGCCCTTCCCGATGTAAAGGATGTGCCTGAGTTCAACCCTAAGCCTGACACACGGGAATTGTTCGCTCAACGCTTTGGCGTGTCGATCAATACACAATTGGCTATTGAAACGTGTGTAAGACATGGTGACATGGATGGGGTGGCAGCTCTCCTGCCTCCCACAGTGGAACAATTCACTTATTCCATGAACTACGTCACCGTGACTTGACTCATCGTGTGAGTCACCAAATAGGGGAAACCCGCCACAGGGG